CACTCAGGACGAAGTCTTGCGATGACTTTTCAGGCCAAACGCATTGCCACGGCCTTCTGCATGTTGGCGCTTGGCTGCCTCGGACAGCTTCCGGCGGTGTTCCTCGCTGGTGCGATAGCCTTTCCCGTGCAAGGCGCGGTGCGCAGCGAACGTCATCACGACCAAATTCTCGGGGCGGTTGTCCGTCTTGACGCCATTGATGTGGTGCACGGCTTCGTCCGGGCGCAGAAGGCGTCCGATAGTTGCCTCGGCGACCAGGCGGTGTTCAAGAACGTAGCCCTCCAACAGGCCTGCGCAGGCGTTTGGATGGTCGGGCGCGTAGACGTAGATGTAGCCGCCGCCAGCCTTTCTTCGACCGGTGAAGTGCCAGTGCTGCTCTCTGGTGGGCTGGACGCGATGCCCTCTGATGAACGGCGTCGGGTAGCCCTTGAAGTGCCTGCGGCGCTTGTTCGTCATCGTCGCGATCGTGGTTGGCGCACCGCAACCGCATTCGCAACGTCCGGACGGGATTTCGTCGGGCGACGGCACGTACTTCTTCGGCGACGGCTTGTTACGGCTGGCATGGCCAACGATGAAGCGCGCCGGATGGTATCGGGTGCACTTGGTGGCAGGCGGCAAGCGTTGGCCGCATCCGCATTCGCAGAACTCAGATCTCACAGCATTGATCATGAGTTGAATTCTACCAGAGGAGCATAAGAAGTGGCCAAGCACATACTGTACAACGCTTCAGTCACCCTTAATTCGGTGGACCTGAGCGACCACGTCGAGAGCGTGGAACTGAAGGTCGAGACGGCCAGCCAGCCGGCCGCCGCGATGGGAGACATCGAGGACTACTCGATCCCTGGCACGCGCGCCGTGTCGGACATCACCATCAACCTGTTTCAGGACTTCGCGTCGTCGAAGACCTACGCGACGCTGATGACGCTGTGGACGAACCGCACGTCGTTCAACGCCGTGATCAAAGCCGACGCCGGCAGCAAGGCGCCCACGAACCCGGAGTTCACCACGTCCGTGTTCATCAAGTCGTTCCCGGTTGTGTCCGGCAAGCGCGGCGACACGCACATGACCCAGCTCGTGCTGGCGCCCGCCGCCGCGATGAGCATCGCCACCGCGTAACACCTGACCGCTCCGGGCCGGGAGGGCACCGGCTCGGAGCCATTACCACAGGAGGGCAACTGTGTCTGGATTCCTCACGAAAGACGCGCTTTTCGCCGCCGTCAAGAAGCTGCCGATCGAGCGCGTCGACCTGCCGGAGCTGTCCGGCCATGTCTTTGTCCGCGGGATGTCCGGCGTCGAGCGCGACGCCTGGGAACGCTCCCTAGTCACCGGCCGCGGCAAACGGCGCGACTTCAACCTCGACAACGTCCGCGCCCGCCTGGCGGTGCGCTGTCTCTGCGATGAGCAGGGCACGCGCCTGTTTGGCGATGAGGACGCCGCCGTGCTCGGCGATCTGCGCGTCGACACCCTGAACAAGGTGTTTGAGGTGGCGCAACGCCTGTCGGGTGTGAGCGACCAGGACGTCGACGACCTGGGAAAAGTTTCCGAGCTGGAGGCTGGGAGCGGTTCGTCTTCGAACTGACCGAGCAGCTCGGAGGTATGACGGTCGACGAGATGCTGGCGCGCATGTCGTCGGCCGAACTCTCAGCCTGGCATGCGCTCTATCGGGTGCGCGCCGAGGAAGCCGAGTATCAGCGCCACCTGCACGACAGTGGCGACGGGCAGGTGTTCATTTCAGGCCGCGACGACGACGAAGACGAGGACGACGACTGATGGCAGCCGCCGACAGCTACAGCGCAGCAGGCAAGGCCGGACTCGCAGGCAAGATTCAGGGGCTGCGTGAGGCGAAGCGCGCGTTTCAGGCCCTGCCTGAGGTGACGCGGACGGCCATGCTGTCGGCCGTCGAGATGACGGCGCGCGAGATGGCCCGCGCCGCACAGGAGCGGATCGCGCGCTCGCCCTCAATTCAGACGCGCAGCCTCTATAACGCGATCGCGTGGAGGGCGACCAAGACCAACGGCCGCGCCAAGGTCGGCGTCAGCGCTGGCAAAACCACGTTCTACAACGTGACGACGCGCAAGCGTGAATCCTTCAAGGGGCGTATCGGTGCGCGCGGCGGCCGGCAGGTGCTGATCCGTCCGGACCGATACGCGCACTTCGTCGAATTCGGCACCCGCAAAATGCCGGCCGAGCCGTTCATGATTCCGGCGGCGGAAGGGCAGAAGGGGCCGTTCCTTGACCGCTGTCGCGCGGCCGGGCGACAGCTCGAGCAGGGCATGGCGGCGTTGGGGGCACGGTTCACATGACGATCGCATCGCTCGTGGTCGACATTGCCGCGAACCAGGCATCACTGATCAAGGCGGTCGACCAGACCAACCAGAAGCTCGACTCGGTCACCGGGTTTGCCGCCAAGGTCGGCACGGCGCTGGCGGGCGCGTTTGCCGCCGGATCGGTGATCGCGATGGGCGAACGCGTGCTCGACTTCGCTGGCAAGCTGACCGACCTGTCAGCGAAAACCGGCATCAGCACGACCGGCCTGCAGAAACTCGGCTTGGCTACCGAGCAGTCAGGCGTGTCGATCGATACCGTGAGCAACGCCACAGTGAAGCTGGCCAAGTCGCTGCTCGACGGCGATAAGTCGACTGTGGGCGCTCTTGGCAAGCTCGGGCTCTCCCTCGACGACCTCAAGAAGATGGCGCCAGAACAGCAGTTCCTGAAAGTGGCCGACGCGGTCGGCGGCATTCAGAACCCTACCGAGAAGGCCTGGGCGGCCATGCAAATCTTCGGGAAGGGTGGCGCCGAGCTGCTGTCCGCGCTCGATGGGCACCTATCCGAGACGGCGCAACGCGCGGAAGACCTCGGGTTGATCATCGACGAGAAGACCGTGAAGGCCGCCGACGATTTCGGCGACCAGCTCGGGCTGCTGGGCAAGCAACTGCTCGGGATCGTGGCCACGGTGATCGGTCCGCTGCTGCCGGCGCTTTCCGCGCTCGGTAACGCGCTGTCGTGGCTCGGCCGCGAGGTGATTGGCCCAGTGCTCGGGACAGCGGTGAAGTCCGCAATGTGGCTGTTCTATGGATTGTTGGAGGCGGTCGCAAACACCACGTCGACAATCGCGAAGTTCGGCGCCAAACTCCCGGGTGTCGGCAAATACGTTCAGCAGTACGCAGACCTACAAAGTGACGTGGCTGGGCGGGTGCGCGAGCTACGTCAACACCTGTTTGACACCACGGACCAAACCGACAAGTCAAAGACTGCCGCGTTGGCTGCGGCCCCTGCGCTGATTGGTCTCGGCAAGGCGTCCGAGACGGCTGGGAAGGATGCGGCACGGCAGGCGTCTGAACTTGCGCGCCTCAACGAGAAGATCCTGCAGATCAACGCCAGTGTCGCCGCCGGTCTCTACGCGAAGGGCGGGGACATGGGCGCGGGGGCGGTCGAGTCCGAGATCGTCCGCGCCAAGGCTTATCTGGATGCGGCCAGCAAGGCCGACGCGGTCGGCGCTGGCATGCAGAGCGGCGCCACGATGGCGGTCGGCGTGCAGCTCGACATCGAAGACGCCAAGCAGGCGCTTGACACCCTCAATATTATGGCGTCGAAGTCCTTGGGCGGCATCCTCACGCGCATCGTCGGCGGGCTACCGCAGACGCTCCAGCAGGCCTTCACCGGCGGCGGCGGGATGACGGGCGCGATCAAGTCGATGGCGTCGCAGTTCGGCGCGGGCATCGGCGAACAGATGTTCAGCGCGGGCGGCGCGCTCAACGGCGTTGGCAACAAGCTCGCGGGCGTGTTCGGCAACGCGTTCGGACTGGCCCTGCCAGGCATCGGCAGTGCGCTCGGCGCGCTGGCGGGTCCCATCCTCGGCAAGGTCACCGGAGCGATTGCTGGCCTATTCTCGAGCACGGAGAAGCAGGTCAACCCCGTACGCCAGGCGTTCGTCGACGCGGCGGGCGGCCTCGACGCGCTCAACCAGAAGGCGTCCAGCGCCGGCATGACGCTGCGCGCGATGCTCGACGCGAAGACACCTGAAGCGTACAAGAAGGCGATCGACGACCTCAACGCGGCGTTTGAGTTCCAGTCGAACGCGATGAAGACGCTTGACGAGACGACGCAACGCTATGGTTTCACGCTGGAGGAGCTTGGCCCAGCGCTGCAGCGGCAGGAGCTCGACAAGCAGGCCCAGCAGCTCTATCAGGACTTCCAGGTGCTGACGGCTGCGGGGATCGACATCGACACGGTCCTCGGCCGAATGGGCACGTCGATCAACGCGTTCGTCGCGCAGTCGCTGCGGACTGGCACCGAAGTGCCGGCGGCGCTCGCGCCGGTACTGCAGCGCATGGTGGAGCTGGGCCAGTTGACCGACGAGAACGGCAACATCATCTCAGACCTTGAGCAGTCCGGCGTGCGCTTCGCCATGACCATGTCGGAAGGGTTTCAGGCGTTGATCGGCAGTGTCACGCGGCTGACCGAGGCGATCGGGCGCGGGCTTGGCGTAGCGCTCGACAGCCTCCCCACTGAAACGAATCTAGACGTCAACATCAACTACAACGAGCGCGGGCGCCCGAGCGGCCTTCCTGATCCACTGCGTGATGTGGATGTCACGCCGATGGCGGACGGAGGCTATGGGCGCGTGACCGGTCCGACGCTGTTCCTGGCAGGCGAAGCCGGATCGGAGGACTTTGCTTTTTCAGGCGGCGGCCAGCGGTTTGGATCGGTCAGCCGTAGCGATGGGTCTGGTTCGTCTGAGCTGAGCGCCAAGGTAGACCGTCTGTATGCCCAGACTGCGGCGCTGACGGACTACATGACCAGCACGTTCTCGCGCGATCTGGCGCGCACCACGCGCGATGAGATGCAGAAGCTGGTGGCGGTGCGTCGGTGAGCTACTACAGCACGCTGGCGTGGGGCATCGAGCTCGAACTCAGCGGCGCGGGCGGTGGCTGGACCGATGTCTCGGCCGATGTGCGTGGCCAGCAGCCCATCGTCTGTGAGTACGGCATTACCGGCAACACGCCGACCGACCGGATCGGCTCGACCGGCAAACTATCGTTCGCGCTGAACAACGCCGCCTCGAACAGCGGCGCGCGACTTGGGTATTACTCGCCCCTCCATGCGTCCAAGCGTGCGGGGTTCGACTACAACATCGGCGTCCGGTTCTGGCTCGGCTACCACAGCGCCAAGGTCTACAAGCACCTGGGCAAGCTGGCGGACATCCTGCCGACACCAGGCGCGTACGGAGACCGGCTGGTCCGCTGCCAGAGTCTCGACTGGATGGACGACGCCGCGCGCGTCTACGTGCCGGATCTGGCCGCCGCCAGCGCGCAGCGCTCCGACCAGTTGGTGACAGCCATTCTGGACGCAATGACGACGCAGCCGGCGGCGCGGGCCATCGAGACCGGGATCGAGACATTTGCGTGGGGCCTGGATGGTGGCACTGGGCAGCAGCAGCGCGTGCGCGAGGAGCTGAACAAGCTGGCGCTGTCTGAGTGGGGCTACGCCTACATCAAGGGTGACAGCACACAAGGCGGCACGTTGGCCTTTGAAAACCGACGCCACCGATCATTGAACCCAACGACCTACCTGACGTTCGCCGACGACATGGCGCGCGACGGCCTGGCGATGATGGGCTCGCGCGACGACGTCTATCGGACTATTGCTATCACTGCGCATCCGACCACGGTCGATGCCGCGGCCACGGTGCTCTTCGCGCTGAACACTACGACGACCTACGTCCGTGCTGGCGAGACGATCGACACGATTTTCGGCCCCTATCGTAACCCCGCGACCAATGCGCCGTGCGGCGGCACGGCGATGGTGAGTCCTGTGAGCGGCACGGACTACACCATGAACGCCGCCTCCGACGGGACGGGCAGCGACCTCACTGCGAACTTTACGGTGACGGCCAGCTATACCGGCCAAGGGGTCCGGTACACCATCGTGAATACCGGGGGGACCGCGGGCTATATCACCAAGCTGCAGGCGCGCGGTAAGGGCGTCTATCGATCGTCCGCGCTGGTGCAGAAGACGGTGAGCGGTAGCTACGGGGATCGGGTGCTGGAAATCGACTTGCCGTATCAATCCAACATCAACACCGCGGCGGACATCGCGACCTATTTGGCTACGCTGCTATCCACGCCGGCGGCGCGGGTGCGATCGGTGAAGTTCCTCGCCTCGAAAAATGCAACGTTTCTCGCGGCTGCGGTCGAGCGTGAACCAGGCGATCGCATTGCAATCACGGAAACCGTGAGCGGACTCTCGGCGGCGGCGTTCACCATCAACGCCGTGCGATTAGAACTGCAGCCCGGTGGCCTCCTGTGGTGCACATGGGAACTGGAGCCAGCCATTGTGACCGCGCAATGGTTGATGGGGACCGCTGGGGCCAGTGAAATAGACGTGACGTCGACGTTCGGTTTCTAGGAGTGAATGATGCCATGGACGACGCCCGCGACGGTCGTAGCGGGGCAACTGATGACCGCCGCGTTTTGGAACACGCAAGTTCGAGACAATCTCGATTATTTGTTTTCTACGATTCTCTCGTCGGTCTACCCGGTGGGCTCGATCTACACCAACGCGTCTGTCTCGACAAACCCGGCGACCCTGCTTGGGTTCGGCACATGGGTCGCGCACGGCGCCGGTCGTGTCAACGTCGGGTTCTCGGCCGGCGATCCGGACTTCGGGACACTCGGAGCGACGGGCGGGGCGAAGACGCACACGCTGTCATCGGCCGAAATGCCGTCGCATACGCATGCGGTCGGGTTCGGGTCGAATGCAGGCACCGACGCCGCGGTTGGTTCGACCGGAGGCAGCACACCCTTTAGCCAGAATACGACATCGACCGGCGGCGGCGGCGCACACAACAACCTGCAACCGTTTGTCGTGGTCTACATGTGGCTGAGGACGGCGTAAAAGCCGGGAGCGGGTTCGGCTAGATCGGTGCTGATCACGCCGGTCGAAAAGGTGCATGCCCTGCACTCTGCCGACACTACAGGGGCTACAGGACGGAAGGGCTGTCGGCTGTTCGCGCGCAAGGTGCGCGCGGTGCTGATGGACTTGTGTCGTTGATGGCCAAGTGGAAAGGGGATCGGAAGTAATGACGACGCAGGACGAAGCCTTTACTGGACAGTCCACGATGAGCATGAACCTGGTGATCCAGGTCGCGTTCTGGGTCATCGCGGCAATGCTCACGTACTCGGCCGTGGTCTCTCGCGTGTCCGTGGTCGAATCGCAGGTCGGGCAGACCGAGCGGCGACTACGTGGCGTCGGTCTTCTGCACCACGAGCAACTTCGAAGAAGCGTTGGGCGTGGGCCAGTTGCGCGTGGTGAACGGCATCTATGACGAGGCGGCATCATGACGGTCGCTGACAGCTCCGACATAGCTATGACGGACTCAACTCAACATTTATGGAGCGTGCATATCCCACGGGCCATTCTCGCGGGCGCCGTGGCGATGATGGCGATCGGCTACGTATCCACGCTCTTCGCGCAAGGCGTGCCGGACATGCACTCGCAGGATTCGATCAACGCCATGCTGATCGAACGGCAGGCGGGATTCGGAGCACGCCTCGACCGCATTGAGACCCTGCTGACGTACTGCAGCGTGGGCGTGTTCGGTCAACTTACCGCGTCGCTGTTTGCGCTCCTGACCAAGAAGGGCACCCGTGACCGCGCCTGAACGCATCGTGCTGGCCTTGACGATTTTCGGTGAAGCCAGGGGCGAACCCATCGATGGCCAGCTCGCGGTCGCCTCGGTAATCGGCAATAGGGTGGCGGATGGCCGGTGGGGCCGGTCCTACACGGCCGTGTGCCTCGCGCCGTATCAGTTCTCCTGCTGGAACACGTCCGATCCGAACAAGGCCCTGCTCGACAGTCTCGCGGCGCAGTGTGTGGACCCGTCGCAGGCCGCGACGCTGCGGGCGAACACGGTGCTCCAGCGCTGCTTGTGGATCGCGGATGGCCTGCTGGCCGGCGTGGTGCCGTCCACCGTGCGCCATGCCACGCACTACTACGCCACCACCCTGCGCGATACGCCGCGGTGGGCGAAGGTCGGCACGCTCGTGGGCCGCGTTGGGAATCATGTGTTCTTTGAACACGTTACGTGACGAAGTGAGGACTACATGTCGAGAGAACTGAGCCCCAATCAGCGGTGGTCTACGGCCGCCTTCACGGGTTCGCTGGCTGTGGCGCTGCTCATCGCACTGCTCGCTGTCGTTGCCGCACTGGTCTCAGGCTGTGGCCCGGTGCGTCCCCAGCAGCCACCCACGCCCCCTCCGCCGGCGCAGCCGCGCGTGGTCGTGGCCACGGTGCGCACGCCGAACGGGGCCATCGTGCGCGCTGGCACGGCGACCCTGAGCGACGACTTCGGGCATGTGCTCCCGTGCATGTGGGGTGACCGGCTGACCTGCACGCCCGCGGAG